ACGAAGATTTCTCGTATAGTTCCTTTAGCGAAGGTGAAAAGATGAGAATCGACCTTGCCCTTCTCTTCACTTGGCGTGAAGTAGCGCGTGTCAAAAACTCTGTAAACACCAACCTGCTGATTATGGATGAAGTTTTTGATTCTTCACTTGATGGATTTGGAACTGATGAGTTCCTCAAGATCATCCGTTTTGTTATTAAAGACGCTAACATTTTTGTCATCTCTCACAAAGTAGATATGCAGGACAAATTTGAAAGTGTCATAATGTTCGATAAAGTCAAAGGATTTTCACGTAGAGTATCTTCAACTAAAGAGGAATAATGAACATCCCAAACTGGCAGCATCATTCTAGAAAAGAACAAAAACCTACTCTCAAACCACAAGCAATGCGTGATAGGAGAGCAGCATTACAAGCATTTAAGAAGAAGCACAAGAACCGCCCTGATAAGGCGGTTTCGTCGTATTATGAGACTATAAGATACCTAAATATCTAAAAACAACTTTGTAGGATGGGACAGGTATACGAAGATCTTTATCAACATTTGATTTCTGAGGGAATCGATGATAGTGTGGCAACATCTGTTGTCAACAACATGTATGATAAAGAACAATATCATAATGTAGAGCAACTTGATGAGGCTGCTTTTAGAGCAGCCTCAATGATTGGTAAGATTGCTGCCAAGATGATGGGATTTGGTAAGGTTAGTGCTAGGGCAGCAAGAGGTGCTGGTGCACAAACACTGAGAACTTTAAATCGTCGGGGATCGGAAGCATTCCAGCGTGGAGTTAGAAGAAGAAATTGGACTCCCGATAAAGCACTACCATCAGGTACACCTGCTGGTGTAAGGCAAAGAACCTTGGCAAGTTTGACTGGGGGATCTTCTACATCCAAATCTGGTGGTTTAGTTACTACTGGTAAAGGTGGTTCTTTAGTTGCTCCTGGTAAAGGTGGTCCTTTAGCATCTGGTGTAAAAAGTGCAGGATTGGGTTCTGTACCTAAAATTGAAAAAGTTAAAGTCAGAGATCTTGGTCCTTCTCCAAGTTCTGGTGGTCCCACAAGATATCAAGGAACTACTTCTGGTGGTCAACTCCCACAGGGTGGTGGCACTAGTAGCAGAATGGGTCAAGGATTAGAGAAACTGAAGTTGGCAGCTGCTGGAGGAACAAGTTCTGGACCAGCAACTCCTGCAAAGGGAGGTTCTACACCAAAAGCACTTCCAGGTGCTGGTCAAACAGCAAGTAGAAGAAATGTTGCTGCTGCTACTGCTGCTGCCGCTGCAGCAGGCACCACAGGTACAGGTGTGAAAACTGGCACTACAAGTGCTATTAAGTTAAGACAGGGATTGTCTGATAGAGTTAGACGTGCTAAAGATGCTCTCAGGAACGCAAATCTCTCGAAAGCAAAACTTCCCCTTGCTGTTGGTGCTGGCGTTGCTGCTGGTGTGGGAGTCGCTTCCTTAACTGGTGGTGGTAGTAATAAAGCAGATATGACTCCTAGTGGAGATACTGCTCCTGCTGCTCCAAAGGATAATGCTGTTGCTAATAAAAAACCTACCCTTCCTGACTATAAAGTTGACATGAAGTTTAAGGGTAACGTCTTTACCGATAAACCCAAGACAGAAGAACCCAAGTCAAAAGATGATGCAACCGCTAATGTCAAGGCTGCTTATGAAAAAGGTAAACCCTTTGATATTAGAGATAGGGACATTACCGCGAGAGCATCTTATGATCCAAGACTTAAGTCTGAGCGTGAGCGTATGAAGCGCATCAAAGCAGAGAGGAAAGCAAGAAGAGAGAAAAAGTAGACACTTTTCAAACTGTCTATTAGGGAGGGTTTCGACCCTCCTTTTTTTGTATAATACTTCCATACGAAAGGAACCAATGATCCGCCACGAAATCAAGTCCCAACTCGCCAAACTTCTTGCGACTGAAGACCTTGTGGTTGAGAACAAGTATGTTGAGACTGCTCAGTTCAATGTTCACACTCGTGTTTTGACCCTCCCTGTCTGGGAGCGAGCAAGTTCCCAGGTCTATGATATGTTGGTTGCTCATGAGGTAGGTCATGCTCTCTATACTCCTGATAGTGATTGGTTCAGATATCGAAAGATCTCCCCACAGTTTGTGAACATTGTTGAGGATGTTCGCATCGAAAAGATGATGAAGCGTCGTTATGCTGGTATTTCCAAGACTTTCCGTCGTGGATATTCGGAACTTGCTGATGAGGACTTTTTCTGTATTGAGGGTGAAGATGTAAATAAAATGAATCTTGCTGATAAAGCAAATCTCTACTTCAAGATTGGGAGTTTTATTGATATTGATTTCAGTTCTGAAGAACGTGTTCTGATTCAAAAGATTGCTGATGTGGAGACCTTTGATGATGTTCTGGACGTTTCTGAAGAACTTTACAACTACTGTAAGCAACAGCAGGAGATGAAAACCAAGACTGATGATCTCCAGGTTCAGGGTGGTCAGGGTGAAGGTGAAGATCAACCTGAAACTGACTCTCAAGAAGAAACCACTCCTAGCGTTCCTAACGGCACTAATGATGCACCTGGAGCTAATGATTATGATTCTGATGAGTTTGATTCTGAGGAACCTACAGATAGTGATTCCTATGGTGGAACTGAGAATGACGAAGATGAACTTGAAGTTTCTACCGCACAGAGTCTGGAAGATGCTCTGAAAGATCTTGCTTCAAATGAAGGTTGGGAGAACGTATATCTTGAACTTCCTAAACTTAATCTGAATCAAATTGTTATCCCCAATGCGGAAGTTCATTCTCGCTTTGATGAGTGGAATGACTTTTTGGAGCGTCATGAATTGACTGAGGAAGAAGTCTTTGGCAATGCTGATAGGGAATTCAAAGAGTTCAAGAAATCTGCTCAGAAAGAAGTTAACTATCTGGTCAAAGAGTTTGAATGTCGCAAGTCAGCAGACTCTTATGCCCGTGCTACCACTGCCCGCACTGGGGTTCTTGATTGCTCTAAACTTCATACCTACAAGTACAATGAAGATCTCTTCAGGAAAGTAACCACTCTTGCTGACGGTAAGAACCATGGTTTGGTATTTGTTCTTGATTGGAGTGGTTCTATGGGCAATGTTCTTCAGGACACGTTAAAGCAACTCTTTAACCTGATGTGGTTCTGTAAGAAAGCATCTATTCCTTTTGAAGTCTATGCTTTCACTAATGAGTATCCCAAAGATCCTAGTAATGAAGAGAAGTTGTTTGATCTTAGACTGCAGACCACTGCCTATGAAAAGCGTGAAGGTCTGATTGCTGTTGGTCCTTGGTTCAGTATGATGAATATCTTCAGCAGCAGCGTCAAGATGAAGGAACTTGAGCAGCAGATGAAGAACTTCTATCGTCTCTCTTACAATATGACTCGCTGGTCAACTGCTCCGATTCCTACTGGTCTGAGTCTGTCTGGAACTCCCCTGAACGAAGCATTCATTTCACTTCATCAGATCCTTCCTCAATTCAAAAAGCAACACAAGGTTCAGAAAGTTCAGTGTGTTGTTCTGACTGATGGTGAAGCAGGTGGTATGAAGTATCACAAAGAGGTTCAGCGCCGTTGGGAAGATGGTCCTTTTCTTGGAGTTGGTTCTGTTCAGCAGAATGCTTTCCTGAGGAATCGCAAGACTGGTAACACTTACTCCTTTGATTGTGAGTGGTGGCAGATGAGTGATATCTTCCTCAAGGATCTACGTGATACTTTTGCTGATGTGAGTTTCATCGGTATCCGTGTCCTGGAATCTCGTGATGCTGGTAGTTTCATTCGTCGCTATACTGGTTGGACTCCAGCGTTTGATAAGATTCAGAAAATTTGGAAGAAAGAACGTGCTTTTGCACTTCGTGATGCTGGATACCATACTTACTTTGGTATGTCTGCCGCTGCGCTTTCTAACAATTCTGAGTTTGATGTTGATGATGGTGCTTCAAAGGCAAAAATCAAGTCTGCATTCGTTAAGAGTCTGAAGAATAAGAAGATGAATAAGAAAGTTTTGGGAGAGTTTATTGAACTAATCGCTTGAATAAATAAGTGTATAGAAAAACTGTCTACAGATGAAACCTTCCCCAAAACAATTAAAAGAGACAAAGGAGATCTATGAAAAGGTTGTAACACACCTCATTGAGGAAGGTTACGCCACCGACGTAGACTCCGCAGATTCCATTATCAGTGGAATGAGCGAGCAATGGTTTGAACTCATCACGGAGAACTGATAAATGGAAAGAATTACAGGACAACAAGCAAAATCTTTGATGGAGGCAGTTGCTGCCGTCTATGAAAAGAAAGGCGAAGATTGTGTACCTAAATCCGAAAAGGGTACTCACAACTGCGCTAAGAAAGTATGCCACGAAGAGTTTGGTCAAGGTGAGACCATCTTTGGGCAGCATGCAGAACCAGACGAAAATGGTTTCGTATCACATTACGATGTTCAGTTTGAGCACGGTATTGTAGAGCACGTATCTGTAGAAGATATGGAAGTTCTTACTCTCGTTGAGCATCCTGGACATGGTAAGAAAAAGACCATGTATGCTCATACTGAGGTAGAGGGTGAAGAACTTCAGGAAAATCAAGCAGCAAATAGAGCAAGGCAACGCGAACTCCGCCAGCAGCAAAATGCTGGTAGAGCAGAACAGCAATTTGGTGGTTTGAGAGCAAGACCAAGACCTGCTGGATCTTTCAGAGATCGTATTTTTTCTAGAAGATCTGCAAGTCCTGCTGCTCAGGCAAACACTAATAGATATGGTCAAAACGTTAAAGTAGGACCTATTACTGGACCTAATCAACTCAGGAAACCATCACCACAGGTGATGGCAAATAAACCACCTGCTCAATCTCCTACCAGTAATCTGAAGCCTGGAGATCCAAGCACTGTTGTAAGTCCTAAGTCTGGAGAAGAGACTAAGTTTGAAAGAAGACTGCCTACTAGGGCAGAACTGACAGCAGCACAAAATCGTCGTAATAATGCTCCTCCAGGAGAGTCTAAGCAAGAAACAGAATATCAAGCAGTTAAGGCAGGTGTTGGAGTTTCTAAAGGAACCGTTCCTGATCCTAAGATTGCCGCTGATGCTGCTAGAAAGGCAAGATTGGATGCAATTCGTGCTAAAGCGAAAGCAGATACTATGTCTCGTATGGGTGGTCGCAATAGAGCAAGAATGGAGGAAGTTGATGTATTTGATACCATCAAGGAATACTTGATTGGTGAAGGTGCAACCGAAGAGGAAGCACTCAAGCAGATGCTTACTCTTACCGATGAGCAGAGAACCGAAATTATTGAAGGTTCCTGTGGTTCTAAACCTAAAAAGAAAGGAGGTAAAAAATGAGTAGATTCGGTGATTTGCTGGGCGGAAAGTCCGCACCAGAACCAGTAGTGGAAGAAGTTCTGATCACTCCTGAAGAAGAAGTTCTCACTGAGGCAAGTCCTCTTGAGGAGATGAACAAGAGAGAACTTGAAGAGTACGGTAGAACTATGGGTATTGAACTCGATAGACGCCGTAGCAAAGAAACTTTGATTGAAGAACTCAGAGAGGCAGAAGGTGGCGAGTGAGCCACTTACATAACTGTCACAGGGGGCACTCCAAAGTGCCCCCTTTTTTTGTATAATTACTTCAGTTAAAACAAACAACCCAATGGGACTGTCCAAGAGCAGCATCATCGAATCACTCCAAGAAAACTACGGCGAATCTGTTACTGCTGCAGATATCCGTGCTTGGTGTGCGATGAACGACTGTAACTATCAGACCATTACTAACAAACTCTCTGATTGTAAAGTTGGGCGTGGTAAATGGAACCTGACCGTACAAGAGAAACTGGAACAAACCTATCAGGCACCTCCTGCGTTGCCTGCTGTAGAGCAAAACCTTATCCCTCAGAAAGATGATTCCTTCGTCAAGTTTGG